AGAAGAAGAAATGATTAATGGTTATGTTGTACCGAACTATGAGGAACTTAGTCCTGAAGAAAAAGAAATTTATGAAAAAAAAGGAAAGTAGAAAATCTGATTATGTCTGCTCTAAGTGTGGAATAGAATATCTGACAGAAAAACAGAAAGAAAAAGCACAGATTTGCACATTCTTCCTTGGAACATGTGGTTTATGTAATAAGCATGCTGCTATTACCCACATTAGAAATTATAATTATTTAAATAAAAAAGAATGAAAGCAACATTTGTGTTTGACATGAATGATCCAGAGGACATGATGGATCATAAAAGAATGAGTAATGCTCTTGGTATGGCTTTAGTACTATGGGAACTAAAAGTCAATGTAAAAAAGAAGATGGAGTATATACTTGATACTGATAATTTATCAGGTCAAGAAACTCTAGATAGAGTATTTGAAATGATTGGAGAATTAATGGAAGACCAGGGTCTGAATATGGAAAATTTAATACAATAAGTTATGGTAAGTAATATATCTGAAACTGATGTGGTAGTAGTAGCTAATAGCATTAGAAAAAAATTAACTACAGAACAAGTTAACAAAGTAATTTTAATGTATCCACATGAAGAAGAATGTGACACAACAGGTACTTGGAATTTAATTGTTGAAAACTGTATATATCAAGTACTAAGTGATGAAGAAGCTGTTCTATAGGATATCTGAAGAAATCCAGTTATTAATATTATTAATAATGTATGGGCAAGAGTAATATAAGTGCTGATGTTGGTAAAGAAATACTGTATTTGGCAAAAGAACTTGTTAAAGAGCACATGATCATATCACAATTTGTAAATACTGATGTAAATTACATTTTGTTTAAGCATCAAGTAAATATACATTCACCCAGATATGATTTTCTTACTAAGAAAGAATGGTAGTTTGTATTTAAGCTTGAGCTTAATTTATTAGAAGTTCTGGAAATAATCAGTGAAGATGAAAATAACAGAATGTTTGATATGCTACAGTCTGATGAAGATAATATTTACATTGCTGTACTAAGTCTAAAACAATTTGTTAACCAAAAAAAAGAAGTAAAACCTATTGTTAAAGTCTGGTCAAAAGAAGAATATTTTAAGATTGCAACACCAGAATTAATGATGTTTAAAATGAAACACAAATTATGACAGAACAAGATTTAATAGATGCAGGCTTTAAGAAAGTTCATGTATCTAAAGAAGATAGTGGAGATGATGAAGATTACAGTTATTACCTGCTTGAAGTTACTGAAGGTATTACATTAGTATCTGATTCACCTGTTGAAAATAATGGAGATAATTGGTCTGTGCATTCTTTTGAATTAGATAAAGTGCTCATAGTAGAAGCAGACCATTTAATTTACTTTCTTAATGCATTAAAATTATGTACACAGGCAAACTTGTAAAAAAAGAAGGTAAGCTTACTTATGCACATCCAAAGGATAAGCTGGCTTATGAACTGTTCTTACAGAAATTATCTGAAGGACAGGAAGTAGAAATGTATATTGATCTAGCTAATGCAGATCATAGCAGAGCACAAATAAACAAAGTGCATGCTTGTATTAGAGAGTTAGCCAAAGAATCCGGCTATACTTTTGAAGAAATGAAAAAGATTGTGAAAGAAAGATCTGGTCTTTGTTACACAGACTCAGAAGGTGAGTTTTGCAAATCATTTGCAGAGTGTACCAAAGACCAGTTAATGTTAGCTATTGAAGCTTGTATAGAAATAGGTGTAGAACTAAATGTTAACCTAAGTTAGGAGCAACATATCCTTCATCACCAGGTTCTAATATTTCTTTTTCAATGAAATGGTTTTGAATTTTTGCTTGTGCTTCAATCTCAGCAACAAGTAAAGTAACAGTACGGACAGATCTTTGATCATCATCTAGATCTACATACTCTTTAGTTCCTATTTCAGCTATATATTGTTCTGATTTTTTCTCTTTGATCATTTTATTTAAAAGATCAAATGCTAAATTCTTAACCATCATATAGTATCCTTTACTTACGGGAATATTAATAACAGCATCATTTTTCAATTCTTTAACTTTAAGCATATTGGTTTAATTTAAATTACATGTAAAAATATGAAACAAAAATTAGAAATTGATAAAATAAGAGACAGAATCTATGAAGATTTACAACCTTCTGGTTGGGGGAGAGTACTAAGAACATTTATTTATAGTTCTGATTTTGATAATATTTTACACAGTCTTGTTGTAGAAGTAAATGCAGGAAATAGATTTACACCACCTCTCAAAGATGTATTTAGAGCATTTAAAGAATGCCCATATGATGCACTTAAAGTTGTGATTGTGGGTCAAGATCCATATCCTACTATAGATGTAGCGGATGGTATTGCATTTAGTTGTAGTAAGAGTAAAACACCAGGGCAAATACAACCTAGCTTGAAGTTTATACTACAAGAAGTAAACAGAACTGTTTATAATGATGACTATATTAGTATCAATCCTGATTTAGCTAGATGGTCTAGACAAGGTGTGCTTATGCTTAATACTGCTCTTACAACACAAATAGGTAAGGTTGGTAAACATTACAATATTTGGAAACCACTGTTAAATTATATTTTTGATTATCTCAAGAATTATAATCCCGGTTTGGTGTATATTTACATGGGAAAAGAAGCAAAGAATTGGGAAGATGCTGTAGGAGAAAACTGCCACAAACTGTTTTGTTCTCATCCTGCTTCCGCAGTATATTCTAAATTTAGAACTTGGGACTCTCAATCAGTCTTTGTAAAAGCTTCAGAAATTGTAAAAAATAATTTTAATTACTTAATTCTTTGGTAATGGAAGATATATTTAACAGGCTGATTAAAGAAGACATAATGCCAAACACATACTATGTTTTACATTGCTTAAAAGAAAAAGTTGTTCCTAACAAATTTGTCAATAAAGAGTTAGAAATCAGTAGATTAAAAGCTGGTGATTGGCTTACAGATGATTTGGTATTAACAGCAAAAAGTCTTATATTTACCGATGAAATCAATAGTTTCTTTAAGAAAACTAAGAAAAAAACAGTTAGTGAACTAATGGGTGAGAATTACATTGATATGATGTTAGAGTATTTGGAAATCTTTCCAAATAGAAAACTAAATTCAGGTAAACCTGCTAGAGTAAATGTTAAAAACTTAGAAGGAGCCTTTAAATGGTTCTTTGAGAATTATGATTATTCATGGGAAATAGTATTAAAAGCAACTGAAAAATATGTGTCTGATTATGAAGCAAAAAGATATGAATTTATGAGAAATTCACAATATTTTATCCGCAAACAAAACTTGGATAAATCCTTTGAGTCAGATCTGGCTACATATTGTGAACTAATAGTATCTGGTGCAGATGAAGTTCCTACTTATTTTAGGGACAACATAGTGTGATCAATTTTTAAAATCCACATATGTCAAATTTATTTAATGGTGCAAGACCTTTGCTACCTGTTAGTGAAAGGCAGTCCGTAGAAAAGGCTATCTATAAAATTAAAGCCAGGCGACAAGGTACATTAAAATCCTTAAAGAGTGCCTGGCCTAAATTTAATGATGCTTTCTGTGATGGTCTTGAATGGAGAACAATAACCGTAGTTGGTGCCAGACCTGGAACTGGTAAAACTCTTTTTATGGAACAGTTGATAACTGATATTATTGCTAATAATAGTGACCAATATTTTAGAGTTTTAAAGTTTCAGATGGAGATGGTAGATGAAACAAGCGGTGTAAGAAAACTGAGTCTGATTACAAGTGCTGATTACAACACATTAATGAGTAAGGACGGGAAACTTGTAGATAAGAGAATCTATGATGAGTGTGTTAGGTACTACCAAGGAATGCAAGCAATAGACAGAATTAATGTTGTCTATGATGCATGTACTGTGGATGAAATGTGTGCAACAATACATTATGAAATGGAGAAGTACAAAAATGATGATGGTACTTTTAATAATATGTTAGTTGCTATAGATCACTCTGCATTATTTAAAGTTGGTAAGGGACAGAAAGACAAATTTGATATGCTAGGAAGCTTAGGTGAAGCTCTCACAATGATGAAAAAGAAATATCCTATAGCATTTGTTGTATTAAGTCAGCTTAACAGAAACATAGATGATCCTAAAAGACAAGAAGAAGGTACTTATGGTAATTATGTGCTAGATTCTGATATTTACGGGTCTGATGCTTTACTACAACATGCTGATGTGGTTATGGGTATTAATAAACCTTCTGTAAGAAAGTTAAGATTATATGGTCCTGAGAAATTTATTATTCAGGATGAAGATATTCTGGTATTTCACTTTCTTAAATCAAGAAATGGTACTACTAGAATTAGCTTCTTTAAACTTGACAGGACTACTATGAGGATTATAGAAGTACCAACACCCCCAACAGCAACTAAACCAAAAATTTCAACAATATGAGTGTAACAACAGTAAGAAAAGCAAGGGAGAAAGAATTCTATGTGAATCACATAGAAACTTTTAAGAAAATAGGAGAGTCTGATCCTATGTTCTTGATTAAAACAGCCTTTTTTCAAAAAGGTAAGTATGGTAGACAAGTTCAGTTCTTTGAAAGTGAGTTGTCAAAAGGACAAGACATTTATGTAGAGTTCTATGATAACGTAACTGATAATTCAGGAACTGTAGTTGACATTAAACCATTCTATGAAAACAGACAATTGTTTAGATATAGATACAACCCATTCTATGCTGAAGAGTATGATAAGAAAAGTGGTGTGTCTTCAACAGGATCTGATTATTCATTATTCACAGTTCCATTACAAGAATTAGTAGCTGTTAATTCTGACGGAACTACACTTAGTTACGGTTTATTTGAGAAAAGACTTGCTGAAATTGAAGAGAAGAAAAAAGGTGCTGACTTTGATATAGATCTACCAAGACTTCAAAATTCTTTAGTTAACAACAATGACTTTCCAGATTTCACAGAAGGTTTATTAACAAAACCTGCAACAGTAGAAGAAAGTTTAGCTACAACTCATAAAGATCCTTTAATGAGTGAGATGACTATACAAGATTTTGCTGCTATCATGTGGAAGAAACCAGTAAGTAACAAGAAATGGTTAAATGATTTAATTACTAAGTAATGGGTATAGTACTTCCAACAACAAAGGTGAAGGCTCAGAGAGCTAATCCTAAAAGATTGGTTATTTACTCAAAACCTAAGACAGGTAAAACTACTTGTTATGCTGGTCTTGAGAATAATTTAATCTTAGACTTAGAGCATGGTACAGATTTTATTGAAGCACTAAAGGTTCCTATCACTAATTTACAGGAGTTATTAGATACAGGTAAAGCTATTAGAGAAGCTAATAAGCCTTATACTTATATCACTATAGATACTGTAACAGCATTAGAAGAAATGATACATCCGCTGGCAATAAAACTTTACAAACAAACACCTATGGGTAAAAATTATGATGGTGATAACATCACTACTTTACCAAATGGTGCAGGATATTTGTATATTCGCCAAGCTTTTTTCCAAGTATTGGATTTTGTAGATACATTAGCTGACTTTGTAATCTTATCTGGTCACATCAAAGACAAACAAGTTGATGACAAAGGTGAGATGGTTATGTCTGCTAATATAGATTTGACAGGTAAAATAAAATCTTTAGTTTGTGCTAATGCAGATGCTATTGGTTATATGTACCGTAAGGGTCCTAAAACTATACTTAGTTTTAAGACTAATGAAGAAGTAACTTGTGGTGCTAGACCAGACCACTTGAGAAATAAAGAAATAGTAATAGCTGATTCCTCTGAAGGTCCTTTAAAGATTTCTTGGGATGAAGTATATGTAAAATAAAAAGTTTAACAATTAAAAAAGTAAAAAAATGGGTTTAAGTACAACAGATTTAGGAACAGGTTCAGGAATGCCTAAAACAATTGCTCCAGGCAATCACGTTTTAAAAGTTAATTCTATTCACTTAGAAGAGTTTACATTTATTGATGGTGCATACCACTTGATGTTAAATGTAGAGACACCACCTATTGATGATTTTGAAGGTTTTATGATTGACAAAGATGATGAAAGTAAAGGTCATTATGCAGGTCAAATTGGTAGAGTAAAAGCTAGTCAGTATGCTTTTGCTGATGGTGAAACTAAGTCTGGTATTAAGATTCAGAGAGATAGATCAATCATGATTTTCTTAAAGAACTTAGCACATACATACGGTATTGATGAGTGGTTTATTGCTCAAGATAACAAGTTTGACACTATTGAAGACTTTGTTAAACATTTCAGTGAAAATGCTCCAATCAAAGATAAATATCTTAAATGGTGTGTAGCTGGTAAAGAGTATAT